GTGCTTTATCATCCCTGCGAACCAGACCGGCTACGCGGGGATCCCTATCACCACCGCGGTGACCGGCGGGGCCTCTGCGTTCTGGAACGGCCAGCCAGTTAAGTTCAAGGTGGCAATCGATCAGTTTTACCCGGTGACCGCTGCGGCGGTTGTGAGCGGAGGCACGGGCTATGTTGTTGGAGACATTATCACTCTGCCGATCGGACCTACCACCTCTGCCCCTATCGGTGCCCCCGTACAGCTACGGGTCGCCACCGTTTCGGCTGGAGTTATCCTTACCGTTACGGTTGTCAACGTCATCCTCGGATCGGCCACTCCCCTTGGCGGTTCCTACTTCGCCCCACAAACCGGGACCATAGCCCAGTCCTCAACCACCGGCTCTGGCACAGGCGCCACGTTCACCCTGACCTTTGGGTCGCAGGGTGATCAACGAACGATCCTAACCAATCAAGAATTCGCCACAATGGCGTACTGCCGCCAAGTGACCGACCCGAACGTGATGGATTCATTGTTCCAAGAAGCCTGGACTAGCGTCCTTGGCGCGGGCCTGACTATGGCCCTCACTGGCGACAAGGGCCTAGCCAACATGGCCATCGGCAGCGCTAACCGCAAACTGCTCGAAGCGCGGAAGGTCGACGGGAACGAGGGGCTGACGATCAACGACGTTACTCCGGATTGGATTCGCACCCGTGGCATTGCGTCTCAAGGCTACGTTTCAGGTCCTTGGTCGGGGTTCGACTGGGGTTCCTCTTGGCCAACGTACTAGGAGCGGCTCGTGGCCCAACCAACGATCCAACATAGCTTTAACTCCGGCGAATGGGCCCCGAACCTTTGGGCGAGGACCGATATTGCCAAGTACGCCTCAGGTGCGGCGCTGCTGAGGAACTTCTTCGTTGATTACCGAGGTGGGATTTCTACTCGAGTAGGAACGAAGTACATTCTTCGGGGGTATAAGGACTCTACCGATATCCGATTGATCCCCTTCCAAGCCAGCTTCGCGGTGAAGTATGCTATGGAGTTCGGCGATCAGTATATCCGGTTCTATGCCAACGGCTCGCCAGTGCTCGAGACTGGCGTGGCGATTACCGGCGTGACTCGCGCGAACCCGTGTGTGGTCTCGGTGACCAACACTTGGTCAGTGGGTGATTGGGTCTACATCACCGGGGTCGCTGGGATGACCCAGCTAAACGGGAACTACTACATCATCGCGGCACGGACGGGCGGTTCGATTACCCTCAATGACCTGTTTGGTAACGCGGTCGATTCCTCGGCCTATACTGCTTGGACCTCCGGTGGTACCGCCGCGCGGATCTACACGCTGACCTCGCCCTACGCCGCGGCGGATCTTCCAACGTTGAAGTTCTCACAGAACGTCAACACAATGGTCTTCACACATGTTAACTACGTGCCCTACGCGCTTACCTACGCGGCACCGACTAGTTGGACTCTCGCCGCGATTGTGTTTGGCTCTGCCGCTTCTGCACCGACCAATGCGGTAGCCACAACCACCCTCGGGGGCGGAAGTGTTAACTATGGCTATGTGGTAACCTCAATGGACGGCACAGGGCAGGAGAGTCTTATTTCCTCCCCGGCTTTGTTGGCGAATAAGGCGGATCTTCGCACTGTTGTAGGCACTAACACCATTTCCTGGGATGCCCAAGCGGGCGCGTCGAGCTATAATATTTACAAAGCTATCGTATCCTACGCGGGCCCGATCTCAGTAGGCGCCTCCTATGGCTACATTGGTAATACCCAAGCAACAAACTTCGCCGATACCAACATCACCGCGGACTACAGCCAGCCCCCGCCGACCTACTCCAATCCCTTTGCAACGGGGTCGAAGGTTACCGCGGTCACACCGGTAATAGTCGGGTCATATACCACGGCCCCGACTTTGACTTTCACAGCGGCCCCGGCTGGTGGTGTAACCGCCACTGGTACGTCGGTGATGAGTGTCATCACCGCGACAGTGTCTGCAGGCGGTTCGGGCTATGCGGTAGGTAATACCATCACCCTTGCAAACGGGGTGATTCTTACCGTGGCTACTCTATCGTCCTCCGCTGTGGCCACGGTGACTATCACCGCCGCAGGATCGACTGGAACCATACCAGCCAACCCCGCCCCACAGGTATCAACCTCTGGCACTGGCGTATCGGCTACCTTCACCCTAGCATGGGGGCTGCTATCGGTCACAATCACCAACGCGGGTGCTGGGTATCTTGCCACTCCGGCAATCACCTTCTCCGCAGGCGCGGCAACCGCCACAGCTACTCTAGGCCCCGCCTCGGTCGGCAACCCAGCGGTCTCGGCGTTCTTCCAGCAACGTCTCGCACTGGCCGCGCCAACATCGAACCCGCAGACGATCTACTTCTCGCAGCCGGGCGGGTATTATAACTTCAACGTATCTACCCCGACACTGGACGATAACGCGATCACATCCTCGATCGTATCGGGCCAGTTAAACAACATTAAGTATATGATCCCCCAACCAACAGGGTTGATTACCCTAACCGACGGCGGATCGTTTCTAATCAACGGAGGTAGCCTTGGTTCTGCTATTACTCCTGCGAGCATCACAGCGAACGCCCAAAGCTTTCTTGGTTGCAACGATATGCCTCCTATTGTTGTTAACTACGACATCCTTTACGTACAATCAAAAGGATCATCTGTCCGCGACGCGAGTTATAACTTCTACGCCCAGGTATTTACCGGCGCAGATATCTCCGTGATTGCCTCGCATTTATTCTTCGGCTATCAGCTGTTAGAATGGGCGTGGGCCGAAGAACCGTATAAAGTCGTCTGGGCGGTACGAAACGACGGAACCCTACTCTCGCTCACCTTTGTGAAAGAACAAGAGTTCATTGGATGGGCGCATCATGATACCGACGGAGGGAAATTTAACTCCGTCTGCACCCTTGTAGAATCCGCGACGACAGGTTATCAGAACTTTGTATATCACATTGTACAACGGACGGTAAACTCACAGACTGTACAATACATCGAACAGTTTCCTGAGCGGGCCACGACCGGGCTGGTTAAGGACTACTGGACAGTTGACGCGGGGCTACAATACTCGGGGGCGCCCGCAACGACCTTCTCCGGCTGCCAGCATCTTTCCGGCCTTACCTGCACCGGGNTGGCTGACGGTGTGATTATCCCAGCCTTTGTAATGCCCTACAACGGGTCCTTTACCTTAACAACCCCCGCGAGCTTGGTCACTGTCGGGCTGGCGGTCCTCGCGCAGGCCCAATCGCTCTATCTCGACCTAGGCAACCCAACGGCCCAATCGAAGGATAAAAAAATCCCGCGCGCGACTCTGCGTGTGACTGAGACCTTGGGGTTGACCATCGGCTCTGACTCAAGCAACCAAGTCGCAATGAAGGATCTTGTTCGGGGGCAAGTCGGCCAGAACACAAACAAGGTAGTCACCGATCTCGTCACTGGCGATGCGACAACCACCATCGACCCGAAGTGGCAGGAGCCGGGGCAGATATTCTTCCAACAACCCTATCCCTATCCGGCCTCGGTTTTGGGCCTCATCCTCGACGTAGCGGTCGGAGATACAGATAAATGACAACCTTGATTACGCCAGTCGCCCGCGAACAAACACGACAGTTGATTTTGTCGTTGGAAGAGACGATGCTGTCTAAGGAAGAAGCGGTTATAATGAACCGTTATATAGAAGCCAGCATCTCGGTTTACTCTGCTTTTGTTGGCGACCAAATCCTCGGCCTTTGGGGTTTGATCCCGCCCACGTTGCTTTCGGACCAAGCTTATCTATGGCTATACACCGCGCCCGCAGCGGAAGAACATCAGTTTATTGTTGTTCGGCGCGGGCAGATTGAGGTCAAGAAGATGTTGAAAACATACCCGAAGATCGTTGGGCATTGTGTGGTGGGGGCGGCGAGGAGTATACGGTGGTTGAAATGGATGGGTGCAGTGTTTGGCCAGGCCGACGGGAAGTTAATTCCTTTCGCCATACAGAACGGGGAGGCTTAATTGGCTGATCCACTTTCAATTGCATCTATGGGTATGTCGGCTGTNGGCGCGGGTATTAACGCCTTCGGGGCGATACAATCAGGCGCTGCGCAGAGTCGGATGTATCAGTATCAAGCGGGGGTCGCTGAGACTAACCAGAAGATTGCCCTGCAAAACCGTGACTACGCTCTTAACGTAGGTGAGACCGAGGCGGTTCGGTACGGGATGGGTGCCGCGGACCGCGCGGCCAAAATTAAAACCGGGATGAGCGCGTCGGGAATGGACATCGGATCCGGCTCAAAGGCTGATGTACAGTCTTCGCAGCAGACTGTGTCTGGGATGGATTTGGGACAGATACGTAATAACGCGGCAAGGAAAGCGTATGGTTACGAAGTTGAAGCGGCTCAAGACACGGCTCAGGCTGGCCTTTACACTCGCGCGGCTAGCGACGCAGAGTCGGCGGGCGGCATCAAAGCGCTTGGGTCGTTAGTGTCAGGGGCTGGAAGCGTGGCGGATAAATGGTTGC